CGTAAAACCGCACGCCAGTGGGGTTGCAGCAGTTTCGTCCTCGCAAAATGTCATTGATCTGGCGACCATAGCGTCGGCATTTTGCACGCCATTAAACTCTGACTGTTTCCAGATCATACCGCTGGTACCGGTGATAACCGGCTTATCCGCCGTAAAATCGGCAATATTTAGCTTTGTGACTGTAGCAACGTTATTAAAATAAAACAGCGGTCTGCTGATTATGGACGGATTTGCGATCGTCGTGCCGTTGCCAATGATTTTAGCGCACGCCACCGTCACTGTCGGCGCTCCTGCCGGGGCGATCTGGTTCATGTCCCAGACTGCACTTTCCGGGCAGACCACCTCAGCCCCGGACGTGGCGCAGGCGGTCAGAAATTCATCAAACGTTGTTACCTGTATTTCAGACATTTTACAGCCACCTCTCTTTCACGTTGATGCTTGCAGCGGAAATTGCTCCGGTGTGTTTTATGTAGTTTGTGCCAACATGAAGCAGCGGAAATTCACCGAAACTGTGCTGAGTAATGGAGATTTTGTCGCTGCCGGAAACGTAGTACACCACCTGCGCCTCGCAGTCCACGATGACTTCCACGCCCTGCACTTCCGCCGGAAGTTCCACCCGGAATTGCTCGTTGTTGGTGTATATGGACACTTCCGCCCCCGTTGCCGTGAACCTGATCTCCGGCTCTGCGAACACTGTTCCGGCGTTCTCGACTGCGGTGTTCACCGTGGCGGAGGTTATGTCCTGGACGGTGGGTTCAACAGCGTGTGCAAATGGCAGGAGTGTGAAATTCAGGGGAATTTCCGCCATATCCAGCGCCACGGGTTCAGGAACGAGGGGAGCTGCGTAGGCGTTCAGGTATTCCTCCGGTGCGGAGGAGAGCCAGAGCCGTCCGAAGCCGGAAACTGCCCGGTAAAGTTCCCGGACAACCGCCGGAGAAGTGTCCGGGATAGCGGCAAAAATGGTAAGCTGAGCGTTTTCGTAGGCAGACCCCTGCTGCAAAAGGTTTGTGTGACCTCCTGCAAGCTTGTACTCGCTGACTTCCTTGCCCCAGGTGGGGCGGACTACCGGCTTTGTGACCAGAATTCCGCTTTCCTGGGAGTTAAAATCGCCAAAAATGAAGTAACTCATTTTCTCATCCCCTTTCCTATAAATCTCTTTTATCGTTAAACTATGTTCCAGTACAAATATGGTTGAGCGACGGCAAAAGTACCGCTTCTATCAGAGTAAGCGAGTTAACGAGCGCCAACGTGAGAAGCGGTCAAGCTGGCTTCAGCTTGTCCTCAGCCCCTTTCCGTTATAGATGATCCTCTCAGCATTTGCCAGGTCTTCGGCAAGTTTGTAAACGTCGTATCCGCCGGAGACTTGTGCGGTGATGTAGTTAGTTATTACGGTACTTCCGCCGTTCTGCTCCGGCGAAATGATAGTGTTTCTTGCACTGTCCGTAAGCGGAGTTACCCGGATACCGCCGTTTATTATCTCCAGCAGTTCCGGGCCTGCCTCCGCCACGATTCCACGCTGATTGATGTAGCCGCCAGCGGCGTTGTGGGGGATATAGTCTCCGCTCTTGTAGTACGCTGCATCAGCGGCGCTGTTGATCGAGTTGAAGCTGTTCACAGCAATGTCATAGACCTCACTTGACAGCATCGCATTTCCCAGAGCATCGACGGCACAGTTCGCCAGAATATCGCCGAGTTCAATGCCTGTCAGTTTCATAAAATCTTTAAGTGCCTGAGTGTTGAAACTGTCGATTTTGGAAAGTTCACCTACTATTCCTGTCTTAGCCAGTTCCGCACCGGAAACGCCCTCAGAAACGAGTTTCTGAGCCATGTTATTTATGGACTCATAGGCAGAGGACTCCACGCCCTTGATGCCTTTTTTCTGCTCTGTTTCGTACTGCCGGACAGCTTCACCGGACTTTGCCTTAAAGTCATTCAGCAGTTCCGTGTGGCTTTTCTCCGAGGTGTCAAGCATATTCCGGTCAAAGTCGTCGATACTGCCGTAGTAGCGTTCTGCGAGAGTGTAGCGCTCGTTATAGAACGCCTCCTCAGCTTTTTCGTACTGCTCGATAACGTAGTTGTTCTGCTGGATCTGGCGGTCAATCTGTCTGTTGGACTCCTGCGCTGTGTCGATGTTCTGAACGGCAGCACTAAGCCGTGTAAGGTCTGCCTGACCCACCCACTGTTCCCAGTCGCCCAGGTTTCTGGGGTCGAATTCACCGAAGTCCGCCCAGCTCTTGTGAGCGTCCTCGACCTTCTGACGGGTGCGGCGGTAAATATCATTAATTAACTGCTGGTTTTCGGTAACAATATCCTCATTCTGCATATACTCAGCGGCTTTATTGCGGTTCTGCAAAAGCGCCTCGGAATAGGTATCAGCATAAGCGCCCTGGAAAACCTGCGCCCTTTGTTTGCGGATAGTGTCCTCGATAGCGGTCTGTAACTCCTGGTACTTCTGAATCTGTCCGTCCACAAGTTCAATTTCGATGCCGGTTGCCTGAGAAAGTTCCTCGGTGATGTACTTCACCCGGTCTTCGTATCCGGATTTCACCTTGCCGTTCTCGTCAACCAGGTTCTGAAGCTGGTCATAAAGGTTCTGGGTCTTGTAAACGTCCGCAAGGTCGGTCACGACCTGCTCAGATGCCGTCTTTTTCAGATCCGTCATTTTATCGCTGTCTTTCTGAATACTCTCAGCAAGGTCATTGGCAGGCTTAGTGGCATCGTCGAAAATTTTCTGCATTTTCAGTTCACGAAGCTCATCTGTGACACCTGTCAAACCGGCTATTACTCCCACCGTTTTGCCCAGTATATCAAACAATGTACCGGCAACTGCGGCAGTATTTTTCGTAACTTCTGCAAGTAAAGATACCGCCGGAGCGCCACGCTGTTTCACAACATTCCAGAACGTCGGCAACATATCAGTCCCTTTTTTAATCAGGTCAACAGCCGGTTTTGCCGCTGGCATCAGCTTTTCAGTTACCAGGCTTTTCGCCTTTGGTATCAGATCTATAGCACCTTTTAAGCCCTTTGCACCGACTTCAAAAACATCTTTCAGCACCTTCTGAGCGTCCGGGACTTTGCTTGTAAGGTACTGCACGCCCTCACGGAGAACCGGGTTCAGTTCGTCCGCCAGAGACAGCTTCATGCCGTCCACCGCTGATGAAAGCACGGTCAGGTCGCCGGAGAGATTGTCCTGCATAGTGTCAGCCATGCCCTGTGCCGTACCGTCACATTCACTGAGGGCGGCGGAGTAGTCACCGAAAGACATACCGGCTTCCTCGGCGGAATCGGAAAGACCGTTCATGATAGTCTGCAAAGCGCTGTAGTGGTTTGTTCCGGCGATAATTTTCGCCATATTAGCCTGTTCCTGGTCGGTAAGGTTTTCCCAGACTCCGGAAACGCCCTCCAGAATACTGGAAAGGGACTGCATATTTCCCTCACTGTCGTAGACCTGAACGCCGTAGTTTGCAAGCTCTGTGGCACAGTTCTTTGTGTCGGTCGCAAGGCGTGTCATAATGGCATTGAGCGCCGTTCCTGCCTCGCCGCCCTTGACACCGGCGTTTGCCATAGTCATGAGAACGGCGGTTGTGTCCTCCACGCTGTAGCCCATTGAAGCGGCAGTAGCGGCGCAATTTTTGTACGCCTCGCCCAGAAGTTCGGTAGTTGTGTTGGAGTTTGCCATAGCGTAGGACATCATGTCCACAAATCTTGCGCTGTCCTGGGCAGTCAGCCCGAAAGCGGTCAGGTAGTCAGTAACGATGTCCGAAGCGGTGGCCAAGTCCATATCCGAAGCGGCGGCAAGGCTGAGAACACCGTCGATTCCGGCGAGCATTTTCTCAGTTTTCCAGCCTGCAAGTGCCATATATCCGAAAGCGTCAGCGGACTGGGCGGCGGTATATTTGGTGGTCGCACCCATTTCCTTTGCTTTTTCGGAGAGCCTTTCCAGATCTTCCGCAGAAGCGCCGGAGATCGCCGCAACGCCCGACATGGAGGATTCAAAGGTCATTCCGGTGTTTACAACGTCCCCGGTAAAGTCTTTCAGAGCGCTTGCACTTGCCCTTATGCCGTCAGCGATGAGCGTACCCAGAGCCACGGTAAGGGCAGAAATGCCGCCCTTTCCGGTGTTTTCGGCAGCGTCGCCCAGGTCATCGAGTTCCTTTTCCGCATCATCTGATGCAGAACCCATATTCCGCAGTTCGTCATTAGCCTTTTCAAGCTGATCTTCATACTTTTTGACAGCGCTGCGGGCGTACTCAGTTTCACGCTGGAAAGCCCGGTACTGCTCCTCAGAGATCTCCTTGATACGGAGTTTTTCCTGGAGTTGCTCCTGAGCGCCTTCGAGGAGTTCAAGTTTTTTCTTGCTGTCCTCGATAGCGGTGTTGAGGAGTTTCTGTTTCTGCTGCCAGAGTTCAGCGCTTCCGCCGGTATTTTTGATAGCCCGGTCGATCTCGCCAATTTCCTGGACAGTAGACCGACTTTTCTTGCTGATATCTTTCAGCGCATCATTCAGACCGACTGTGTCAGCGCCGATCTTTATGGTCAGTCCCTTTATCTTGTTAGCCATTTCAGCCTCCTGTTCTTGCCCTCAGAGCCTCCCTGTCAGGCTCAGTCTGAGCGTGGTTAAATGCGGATTCAAGGTAGTCCCTGCCGGACTCAGTTTTCGACAGATTCCAGACAACAGCATCATGCAGAAAGCCCCAGAAGTCGAAAACTTCAAGCTCCTGAACCTGTAAAAAGTCAAGCCCGGAGTAGTCGCTCACAAGTTTCATATCAGCCGTATCATTTTGCAGAAACGCCCTGTTATCCGCATTTTCCGGGCAACAGGGCGTTATGAGTTTGGGTCTGCTTTACGCTCGGACTTGACCCATGCAGGCAATTCGGTCATGAAGCGGCTGAGGTCGTCGGTCGTGAAATTGTCTATAATGAAATCGCTGTTTATCTGGATATTCTCGTCATTGCGTCCGCATATGGCAGCGACGGCAGCGAAAAGCTGCTCATCGCTGTCTGCTGCAAGAAGACCTTTGTAGTAATCACGCAGAGTAGGCGGTTTGATGCTGAGTTTTACGCCGTTTTCGAGTGCAAATCTGAATCTTCTCATATTACTCACCGTCCGTAACTGTCACAACACATCTGTCTGTATAGGTAGTACCGGAAACGGTGATAGATGCTGTGATAACGGCAGTTCCGGCGGAAACACCTGTTACAGTGCCGTTTGATACAGTAGCGTTGTCAGTGTCAAGGCTTGCCCATGTAACAGTCTGACCTGTAGGCGCAGTTGTCGCAGAGAGTGAAGCTGTAGCGTTTTCAGCAACGGTGAGAGTGTGAGCGCTGAGAGCGATGCCGACTGCGCTTTCCTCGTCGAGTATAATAAGTCTGCCGTCGTCGAAAGGCTCTGCTGTGATGTTGGGAGTGATAGTAGTTTCCTGACCGGGCTTGTAGGCGGCAGCGAAGCCGTTTACATTCTTGCCGAGCATAGTGTAGCGCACATCGCCTTTTTCAGCGTCCTTGTGGACAGCACGGATAATGTACAGCTTGTCATTTCTGTTGGCAACGCCGCCGATGAGGGTGCGGCGCTTAGTTCCGGTAACTGTAGCGGTTGCGGTGGGAACGAGTTTAGTGATAGTATCGCCGTTCCAGGTGATAAGACCGAAGGAGAATGTGGCGGAATCGTCGGTCATTTCATTGCGTGCGGCCTTGCCGTCGTCGGATTTGACGTTATAGTAATTTGTTGTATAGGTTATCTCGCCACCGTCCTTAGTTCTGCCGATGAGGTTCTCATCTGTTTCAAGAACTGTGTCAGCAGGAATGTCAGATACAGCGCTTCCTGTGAACTCCTGCATATAGATGTCCACACTTCCCATAGCTATGCGGTTTACTTCCTGTTTCATAATTATTCCTCCTCAATGAATTGGTAGGTATCGAAAGAGTAAGAAGTCATATACATCTTCTCATCGTCGAGCCAGATGTCAGGCGAACGGGTTATTTCCACGTTCCTGAAAAGATTCTCTATCTTTCGTTCAATGGTAATATCCTTAACTTCAAAATACAGCTCCACGGTTACGTTGACTTCCCGGAGCATATTGTGACCGTCAGCGCCCCGGATCTCTGAGCCGGACTCATAGTAGACGATAAACGGCAGTTTCTGGGGCTTTCTGAACCGCAGGTACGCCACCGGAATGCCCACTGTGCAGAGTTTCTGGTAGATCTCACTTAGTTCCATTCGCCACCTCCTCCAGAAGCTTTTCAGCCTTTGCGTGAGCCGCATCATTTGCCGGAGCAATGTGCGGAAACGCCCTTGCTCTGGTTGTGCCGTCACGGGTAACGTGACCGTTTTCAAGCAGATGCGTCAGGCGATAGCTTTTACCGGAAGCATAGGCGGTAACGGTGATACTGCCGTTTTCCTTGTCCTTGCGGACTTTCCAGCTCCGGCGGTATTTGCCGGACTTTTTCGGAGCAGTATCCTTTATTTCCTGAGCCGCCTGAGTGACGATCTCCTCAATGCCGGATTCCACCGCCTGAACGGTTTCCTCCGTGAACTGCCGGCAGGTTTCGGTTATCATGTCTGCAAGATCGCTGTTATTCATCTGCGCCACCTCCGTTCAGTATTCTTGACCTTATCTCGATGATGCGGTGCTGCTGGTTCACATCGACAGCGGATTTCACGTCATAGACACAGCTTTGGTAAATGACCCTTAACTGCGAAGAAAGGTAGCCGGAAAGCAGCCGTGAGAACCGTACTTTGAACAGCACATCGTTTTCGGAATTGACCTGAGCGGCGGCAAAGTACTCCTTGCCGCCATAGGTCTTTATTTCCGCCCAGAACGAGCCTACTGCCGTCCAGGTCTGTATGTCCTGACCGATGCTGTCACGGCTTTCAGAGAGCGCCTGAACGGTTATTTTTTTGTTGTAAGCCATAATTCACCTCACAGGTAATTGACGGCGTACAGGCTTAAAATGGTACGGACAGTGGGCGACACCTGCCTGTGCGAACTGAGGGTGTAGTCCCGGCTTGTGAACATATCGTTTACCAGTACCATACAGGCGGTAGTCAGGTCGTCATGTTCGTCGCACTGTTCCTCAGTCAGACCGGTGAAGCCACGAATATACGCCTTAGCCGCCGGAAGCAGAACGTCATTAATGATAGTGTCGCTGTCCTCGTCGGAAATACCGCAGTAGTCCTTGACGATAGCAGCGCTAAGGTCAGATATTCTCAAAAGGCAGCCCTCCTTTATTACCGAACACCGCCCTCGCAATCGTAAGGACTGAGTGACTGCTAGGGCGATTCAGAAATTTTGTAAATGAAATACTTTATAATTCTACCGGTGAACTCTGTACCAAGCTTGCAAGCTGCGTCAGCTTGACCACATATCACGTTGACGCTTGCTTGCGCTCGCTTACTTTGTTAGAAACGGTGCTTTTTACGTCGCTCAACCGTGTTTGCAACGGTACAAAGTTCTATTCGGGAATATTGTAAACTTGATGTTTTGCAATTCTACCGGAGAACTTTTGTACCCTGCAAAATATGGTTGAGCGACGGCAAAAGTCGTTCTTCTGTCAAAATAAGCGAGTTAACGAGCGTCAACGTGGGTGCGGTCAAGCTGGCTCCAGCTTGCGCTCGCTTACTTTGTTAGAAACGGTACTTTTTACGTCGCTCAACTGTGTTTGCAACGGTACAATGTTCTATTCAGGAAAGTCTGTAAAACTGCCGCTTTATAATTCTACCGGTGAACTCTGTACCAAGCAAAATAAGGTTGAGCGACGGAAAAAGCACCGTTTCTACATAGTGAGCGAGTTTACGAGCGTCAACGTGGGTGCGGTCAAGCTGGCTCAGCTTGCTGTTGATAACGCTCTTGCCGATCAGAACCAGTGCGCCGGCAAGGTAGCCGCCCAGGTCGATAGATGTGAACTTACCGCTGTCAGCAGTCAGGGAAGTGAACTCTGTAGCGTAGCCAACAGTTACATCGTGGGTGCTGTTAGCCTTAGTCCACTTGGGGATTTTCAGCACACCCTTTTCGTGGTAAATGTCAGCGCCTGCAAGAATGGGGCAGATGTCCTTTACCTCGTCGATGATCTTCTTTGCGATACTCACAGGGATAATAGCGCCGCTGTTGTTAGACCAGTCAACGTTCTGCTCGCCTGCACGCATTTCAGTGATCTTGCCGCTTATGAAGTCAGCGAAAGCACGCTCCTCGATCTCCTCCTGAGACTTTCCGGCAGGAGCATCAGCGTCAGCGGAAGGCTCTACCTTGGAGGTTATGCCCTTTGCACGCTCCTGCGCCTTGATAGTAGCGTCCAGCGCTCTTACCTCAGCTTCGAGAGCGTCAAAAGCGGCGTTTTCCTCGTCGGTGAAAGCACGGTTTTCGGTCTTAGCCATTTCGAGCATAGCGTCCAGCTCAGCCTTTTTCTTGTTTCTGGTTTCGATGAGTTTTTTCATAGTGTCCTCCTTTTGGGTATAAAAAATGCACCTGTTACGGTGCTTTTATGCTTATTCCGGACAGTTTAACGCCGTATCCGGGGCATGAAAAAACCGCCTTTTATCGGGCGGTTTAGTCTTCAACTATTTCAACACATTCAGGTGGGAACAAATAATCCTCATCAAGTTCGGTCAACACTCTATACCAACCTTTTTCGACTGATATGACATCATATACTTTATCTTTTTCAAAAGCAGTATCTATGTATTTTTCCCCGATATACTTAACTTTCATTCCAACCACCTCTTTATGAAGAAATCGTGTTTTCCAATGCCCTCACACTGAACCCAGTGCAATTCGGCATTTCTTTCCTCACCATAATAATTTATTGTTCCTTTTCCTTTGACGTGCTGCCAATCCTTAGCTTTTCCGCCGTATTTATCAGCATATTTCTGTGCTTTTCGGAACTCAGTTTTTACACCTTTACCAGCAAACACCTCAACATCTTGTAATCGAGTACCCTCAACCAGATTGAAATGTTCGCCTGTTTCTAAATCCATAATGTCATAGTTTTTAGCTTTAGCACCTAATGATTTTCCTATCTGAATATCTGCTAACTTAATTATATCAGATTTTGAAGATTTGTCAACACTTTTCCCGGATTTTCCACTGGAAGAACTGCCGCCGGTGGAAGTATAGCGACCGTGGCTGTCTCTGGGCTGATTGCCGTGATCCTGGCGCAGTTCCAGGAATTGCCTTCACCCCTCGTCCAGTTTCCTGATGCGCTCCTCATAGG